GATCCGAGTACTCTTCAACAAGACGTACAACCTGAAAACGCAAAAGAAATTGCTAAGATCTTACGTAGGATTGTTGGTGAAGAAGGATATGGTGAAAGTTTTGATTCTAAAATCGATGGTCTTATCGAAGACTTAAAAAAAAACGACAGAGTAGTTGTTCTTGTCCCCGGGAGTTTTAAGCCTCCTCATAAAGGCCATTATGAGATGGTCAAACAATATAGCGAAACACATCCTCAAGGTCAAGTCCATGTTTTAATTTCAGCACCATCAGCTAATAGTGAAAGAAGAACTAAAGACGGTAAATTAATTACACCATCCGCTGCTAAGCAAATATTTGAACTGTATGCACATCCGCTTAATAATGTTACAATTAGTGTTTCTGAGTTTCCATCACCTGTTACAGCAGCGTTTGAGTCTCTAAAAACTCTAGATCCTGGAACTACAGTTATATTAGGTGCTAGTAAAAAGGATAATGACTGGAAGCGGTGGACATCTGCACAAGCTTGGGCTGAAAAAGAAGGATTAGAATTAGATATATGGAACCCTGAAGAAACAGCAGTTGATGTTGTAGCTAATGATCTTGGTCGTCCGTATAGTGCTAGTAATATAAGAGATAATTTTGATGACTTCGAGCAAATAAAAGCCGACATACCGGAGCATGTCAATCCTGAGGAAATTAAAACTATTTTTGACTTACTTTAAGTCTCTTACAAAATCATAAAACTCTTGTCTCGTAAGATCTCCTTTATCTAAAAAGGCACCTGACATTCTAGCAGTTTTCATTGTACTATTGTGCTTAACTCCTCTTACACACGCACACATATGATCCGCTTCCACTAAAACTGCTACTCCTTTATTTTGCTCAGCTACAAGATCAATGTGTTTATGAATTTGCATAGTTAAATTTTCTTGAACTTGTGGTCTCCTTGAGAACCATTCAACAATTCTATTTAATTTACTGAGACCTATAACCTTTCCTTCTTTACCTGGTATATAGGATACATGGGCATTTCCGATAAACGGTAAGTGATGATGAGAACAGAAGGAATGTACTGTAATATTGCCTTGAAAAACTAATCCATCATATTTATCAACGTTATCAAATGCTGTTATTTTAGGAGGTTCATTATAACACCCTTCCGCTAAGTCATTAACAAACGCTTTTGCCACTCGTCTCGGTGTGTCTGCGCTGTTTGGATCATTTCTCCAGTCGAAACCTAAGGCATCCATATAACATTCATAAGCAGCAGAAGCCTTTTCAATAATTAATTCTTTCTCCTGCTCTGATCTAGGCTTATTACCGTTAGCGTATTGAAGTAAATCTTCATTCATATGAAATCATTATAATATAATCTAATTGTAAATCAACAGTTGATTACTTTGAGGCTTAAGTTATAATAGAAATATATGAAATTTACTAGTACAAAGATCATGGAGCTTGGTAGTTGTGCTTTTCGTCAACCGAAAGCAGATCATTCACATTGTCGATTTATTCATGGTTATAGATTGACGGCTAAAATTTGGTTTGGAGCTAATCAATTAGATAATAATCATTGGGTAGTTGATTTTGGAGGTTTAGGTCATCTTAAAAAACTTCTTAAAAATCAATTTGATCATACAACTTGTATTGCTGCCGATGATCCTGCTCTCCCTATTTTCGAAGAGTTACAGAAAGCTGATGCATGTGATTTAAGAGTTATGCCTAATGGCACTGGTATTGAGCGTGTCGCGGAATTTTGTTTCAAAGTAGCTGATGGTTATATTAAAGAAAGTACTGATGGTAGATGTTGGGTAGATAAAGTCGAAGTATTTGAACATGAAAATAATTCTGCTATTTATACTGAGAATATTACTACTACTATGAGATTTGCTGACCCGGAAGGTGGTTACCAAAATGGGTAAAGGAAGTAAAAGACGAACAGGAGAAAATACAAAAAATATTGTATCTAATTGGGATGAGATCGATTGGGGACATATAAAGTTTACTAAAGACGGAGAAGATAAAAAGAAAAATGAACGAAAAAGAATCAACAACAATGATCGCTGATGGTAGTGAAACAATTTATCTATCAGATGATAGGATATTTTATACCGTCGAGGGTGAGGGTGAGTTTATAGGATATCCTTCGGTGTTTATGAGATTGTCTATGTGTAATCTCACATGTAAAGGCTTCGCATCTGCTGACTCTCCACATGGTTGTGATAGTTATATCTCTTGGAGTGTAAAAAATAAACTTACATTAAAAGAGGTTTTTGATTTTCTTGCAAGTAGTGGCTATAAAGATCATTTATACAATGGGGCTATATTAAAAATTACTGGAGGAGAGCCATTAGTACAACAAAAGGCATTATTAAAGTTTTTAGATTATATGGAAGTTGAATGGGGATGGGTACCTCGGATAGATTTTGAAACTAATGCAACAATATTACCAGATCCAGAGTGGTCTAGAGTTGGTGCGACATTTACTACTTCTCCTAAAATGAGTAATAATGGTGATCCAGAAGATAGGCGTTATAAGCCTAAAGTTCTAGATTGGCACTCTATAAACGGATCTGGTTTTAAATTTGTTATTGACAAAGAATCAGACATCGATGAGGTTTTTGGTAAATATATTACACCGTTTGATATTCCTACGGGTAGAGTGTGGTTAATGCCATGTTGTGGTAGTAGAGAAGAGCATATAGAAAAGGCTCCTATGGTCGCCGAACTAGCTAAGAAGTACAGATTTAACTTTAGCCCACGTCTACATTTATTAGTATGGGATATGGCATTAAAAGTCTAATTTAATAAATATTAAATAATATGAGAATTGCAATTAGTGGAACTGCGTGTCAAGGTAAAACTACTCTTATTAAAGATTTCTTAGATCAATGGCCGAAGTATAAAACTCCAAAAAAGACTTATAGAGATATTATTAAAGAGAATAATCTCGATCACTCATCAAAGACTAATAAAAAGACTCAATGGGAAATCCTTAATTTTATGATTGAGGAACAACAAAAGTATAGAACTGGAGATGATGTTATTTTTGATCGGTGTCCATTAGATAATTTGATATATAGTATGTGGGCCGTTGAGCAATCAGATAATCATATCGATGAAAAGTTTGTCGAGAAGTGTATACCATTAGTACGTGAAAGCTTTCGAAATTTAGATATTATATTCTTTGTACCTATTACTAAAGTTGCTCCTGTTGAAATAGAGGAAGATGATTTAAGAGATACTGATGCAGAGATTATAGAATCAATAGATAATATATTTAAAGCTGTCCATCGCGAACACGAGCATAATCCTAAAACTACATTTTTTATTACAGATGACAAGCCGGCGATTATAGAGGTTTTTGGTAGTAGAACAGAGCGTATAGAGTTATTAAAATTATATATTGATGCAGACGGTGACGCACATGATCCTGGTAATATATTAGATGAAGAAACTCTAAGAGAGATGGAAAAGCTTCAAGAAGTATGGAAAGATGTCGATCCTGAGGAACATTCTCTTATTAAAAAAGAGATGGAAGATAAAATTGCTGAAGATAAAAGGAAAATTAGATTAAATAATTATAGATGAGTGAATATGATAAATTATGTGAACGGTATATGATACGAAGAGTTAGATCTTTTTATCCTCGTAAGTTTGATTTATCTCCGGAGTTTGTAGAAGCTTTTAAATTAGAGTATTCACGTTTAATAGAGTCGGGTCAAAATAAACGAACGGTATTTGAGAGAATGCGCAAAGCATTATCCTTTCATCTTTGATCTCTGTAATACCTTTACAATATACTTTAGTATTTCTGATCTAACAATTTCGAGCTCTGTAAAAGTAAATACATTTATACCAAAGTCTGTAGACTCTTCTGTATTAAATGCATCGTATATTGATTTAAAACCTGATTTATTACCTATGTCACTTTGCTGAGAGTCTCCGATAACTATATATTTTGATTCATGGCCAAATCTAGTTAAAATTGTTGTTAATTCCTCTCGCGTTAGATTTTGAGCTTCGTCAACTAATACACATGCATTTTTAAACGTTAAGCCTCTTGTATAATTAACCGGGTGACACTTAATAAAACTTTCAGACATCAGCGTATTAATTGTTGAACTATCTAATAATTCATTTAACTTCTCTAATAGCGGGAGACTCCATGGGAGAAACTTTTCTTCAACTTCACCCGGTAATGATCCCATACTTTTTGATGCTGATTCTACAATACTGCGGATGTATACTACTTCCTCTATCTTTTGGGTGCGGAGTAATTGTAAAGCAATATAAACTGATAAATACGTTTTTGCTGATCCAGCTGGACCGTCTATTATAGACATTTTACACGTATCTTTAAAACAAACATCTAGGAAATTATCATGTACATCAGTTAGATTATATTGTTGTCGTATAGAGTAATTAAGAAATTTGTTCTTTTCAATACTATCAGTAATTTCTGTCTTATCTATTTTTGTCTTTTTGCTAATTCGTCGCCCGTTCTTGGCCATATCTGTAAGTATTTATTTGCTTTTCAATGCTTTACAATTATAATATTTACAGTGAATATATTAATAGGCTGTCTTAGCTACAGGGAATATACTGGTTCTGAGTTATATTTTTATGAACTTTCAACAGCTTTAAGAGATGCCGGGCATGTTGTATCTATTTTTTCTCCGTTCGTAGATAATCCGTTACGGGATCGAACTAAGGATATAAAATTTCCTAATAAAGATGAAATTTTAAAAGAAAAGTATGATTTGGTTTTGTTTTCTCACGGTAAAGTTATATGGGAATATATAAAAGACATAAAAACAAATAAACTAATTAATATTATTCATTCTGAAGTTATTCATTTAGAAGAACCGGTAGATGATTCTAAAATTGATTTATATATTGGTATACGACCATCGATTGTTGATTTTATAAAAAGTAAAATACCTAATGCTAATATAAAATTAATATATAATCCGTTTGATTTTAATAGATTTAATACACAAAAATGTAAGAAGAAAAAGAGTGTTAAAGATAAGATAGTATTATTTCCCGGTAGTTTAGATTACTTGAGATATAAACCATTGAAATATTTGTTAGATTTGTCTGAAAAACAAAACTTTAAAGTTATGCATGTTGGTAGAAGCGATTATTCTACTGTACATCCTAACTTTTCTACATTTGAATCTACATGGAATGTAGAAAAGTATTATAAACAATGTGATATTGTTTCTGGTATATTTTTAGGTAGAACTTCTATAGAAGGTTTATTGTGTGGTAAAAAGATATTACAATTTGATGTAGATAATAAAGGAACTATTAATAAAGTTTATTGGCATACAGAGAGTGATTTAGAGAAGTTCAATAAACATACCGTTGCTAAAGAGTTTTTACAATGAAAATCTTACTTGTCGCAAATAAAACGTTACCTCGATTAACTAACGATGGTAAAGTAAAAGGATTACTCGACGCAGCATTTTATAATTTATATATACCGTTATTAGAATTAGGTCATACGGTATATTTTTATGATACTATAAACCCCGTTATTAAAGATTTTACCGATGTATATAATAAATTTAAGCCAGATTTAATTTTTTGCTGTGTAACTGGAAGCCACCATGTAACTCCATATGAACCTCTAGATAAGATTAAAGAAATAACACAATCCGGGGATTGTATTACGTTTAATTGGTTTTGTGACGATATATGGAGGTTTGATACGTTTTCTAAGCAAGTTTGTAACTCATTTTATGCGTGCTCAACACCGGAACCATCTTATATTGAAAAATATAAGAGTATAAATTATGATAATATTTTGTTAGGGTGCTGGCATGTTAGTAATAATATGTATTGTAAAAGCGCCGGGTATTTAAATGATATTAGTTTTATAGGTGGTCTAACTAATTGTCGTTCAGAGTTCTTTAATACCCTGAAGATGCCTGTTGTGTATAAAACAGGGCTTGCGTATGAAGACTTATTTAATTTATTTTCTTCGAGTAAGATTAATTTAAATTTAACCGTTAACGATAATGATCCAAACAAACAACCTCAAATGAAATTAAGGATTTTTGAAGTTGTATCAACAAGTGGATTTTTACTCACTCAATATACTCCGGACCTAGAACAGTTTTTTGATATAGATAAAGAAATAGTAGTATTCAACACTGTTGATGAAGCGAGAGATAAAATTAACTTTTATTTAAACAATGATAACACGAGAGTAAAAATTGCCCGCGCTGGTTATTTACGATATATAAAAGAACATACCTCAAAAATAAGATTAAACAAACTGTTATCTGATATTAAAAATTTATGACCGTATACATACAAGAACATACAGCTGGGGCTGGTAAGTGGATATATACTGGTTATAAACATGCATGGGAATCTATAGGACATAATGTTGTCTTGTTTAATAAACATATAAATCCAACTGGTGATTATTATATAATGATCACAGATAGTGCTGCTGAGCAGTATTTAAATTTAATTACCAATAGTAAACAGTGTTTTTTATACACTCAACCAAATCACTTTCCTGCGCCGTGGGGAACACATCCTAATTTTCAATGTCACTGTCCTGATGAGGTCATAACAAAATTAAACAACATGGCTAATGTTAAAAAATGGACATTTAGTACTGTAACACATTTTTTTAATAAATGGAAAAATGTTATAACAGTACCTTTAGCATTTGATAATATAGGATATCATCGAACTAAAACAGAATATAAATTTGATGTTTGCTTTATCGGTGGTACTGCAAATAATGGGTTTAATGAAAAAATTCATATTATGAATAAGACACTAGGGTATATTTCTAAAAGATTAAATTGTGGTTTTTTTATTGATAAAAACCTGTCTCATAAACAAGAAAATTATATACTTAACGCATCAAAAATCGCTATTAATATACATGATGCGTATCAAAGGAATTTAGGTCTGGATACTAATGAGCGAACATTTAAAGGCTTAGGAGTCACTGGTATGTTGATTAGTGATAAAATAACTCAATTAGAAGATATGTTTTCATTTGTTAATACATCGAATGATAGTAGCGAATTGGTTTCATTTATTAAAGATCATATTAATGATCCTAACTTAGAACAAAATAAACAATCTAATGTAGATTTTATATTAAACAATCATACTTATGTACATAGAATTAATAAATTGCGCGAATTATGATAAACGACCCTAGAATATCTATTATTGTACCTTGTTATAATAGTGAAAAATATATTATACCCTGCTTAGAGAGTATAAAAAATCAAACATATACTAATATAGAAGTAATTGTTATTGATAATGAAAGTAAAGATAATACTTACAATATTATAAAAGAGTATAAACAAGATTTTATAATAGATACAGTGGAAAACATTTATCCTAGGTGCTGGGATGAAGTTAGAAATAAAGCTTTAACGGTATATACAGGAGATTATTTTACTTTATTAGCTTCTGATGATTTAATTCAAAACAATTATATAAAAAAATGTGTAGATTATATTAACGTTAACACTCCGTTAGCTTTTAATAGTCCTATTAAAGGATTTCAAATTAAAAATAATAAAAATATTGTTATTAATACGGCGCAATATAATTATAATAATATCGATGAGTTAAAAAGAAATTTACTAGCACAATGCTGTGTTAATACTCCGAGTGTTTTTTATAGTAAAAAACTACAGGAATTAAATTTACTAAAAACGGAACCTAAAACATATAGTGGCGCAGCTGACTATGACTTGTATTGTAATATTGTAGATAATAATGTTTTTATTGAGAGGACTCAAGATTGGTTAGGTTATTATTATCGCTGGCATCCAGATCAAGCAACATGGCAAATGAGAAAAGATAATATAAACTATGATCTATTAATACAAAATAAATGGAGAGAGAAATGGACTTAAAAAAACGTATAATTGATATATGTTATAAACATAAAATATCTCATATTACTAGTTATATAACTAGTGTAGATATTATTGATTATATTTATAGTATAAAGAAGGCTGATGATATTTTTATTTTATCAGCTGGTCATTGTGCTCTTGCGTATTACGTCGTGTTAGAGAAATATTTAGATATTGACGCTGAGGCACTCTTTTTAAAGCATGGTGGCCACCCTCATTATGATAAAACAAATGATATACATTGCTCAACTGGAAGCTTAGGTCAAGGATTACCTGTTGCAGTAGGTAGATCTGTTGGTAATAAGAATAATAAAGTATATGTACTTATAAGTGATGGAGAATGTGCGGAAGGTTCTATATGGGAGAGTTTAAAATTTATATATGAAAATAATATTAAAAATATTGAGGTACATGTTAACGTGAATGGATACTGTGCATATGACAAGATTGATGTTCAGTATTTAATTAAGCGATTAAGAGCATTTTTACCAGACATATGTATACATTATACCTCTACTGATATATCATTTTTAAAAGGTATTAATGGACATTATCATATTATGAAAAAGGAGGACTATGAGGAAGCAATTCGCTAATTTAATACATAGTAAGATGGCAGTACAGAATAACATTGTTGTTTTAACTGCAGATTTAGGATATGGGTTGTGGGATCGAATTAAAATTGATTATCCAGATAGATTTATTGACGTAGGGGCTTCTGAACAATTATTAATAGGGACTGCTGTTGGATTGTCTATGGAAGGTAAAATACCTGTAACGTATTCTATTACTTCTTTTTTATTATATAGAGGTTTCGATTTTATTAGGAATTATGTCCATAACGAGAAGTGGCCAGTTATTTTAGCTGGTGGAGGTCGCGATAGAGATTATGGTTATTTAGGTTATTCTCATTGGGCAGAAGAAGATATTGACGTACTTACCAGTCTTAATAATATAGAATTATATAAACCAGATAATGAAGAAGCGATGCGTGGTGATGTTGATATTATCTTAGAAAGAAAAGCTCCGTGTTATATTAATTTGAGTAAATGAATATTTTAGTAACAGGTAGTAATGGATATATTGGCTCGAGTATTAAAAAGTCTTTTATTAATTGTTCTTTACTTAGTAATTCATATAATATTACATATATAAATCGAGAATTATTAGATTTGTGTGACCCTGCTGCTACTAATAACTTTTTTATTAATAAATCGTTTGATGTTGTTATACACACCGCTGCTTCTGGTGGGAGTAGATTAGAAATAGAAGGTGGAAGTATATTAGATAATAATTTATTAATGTATTATAATTTACTTAACAACCGACAACATTTTAATAAATTTATATACTTTGGATCTGGAGCAGAATTTTTTAATCCTCCTACAATGTATAGTTTAAGTAAGCAGGTAATATATAATTCTATTTTAGATAAAAATAACTTTTACAATATTAGAATATATGGTGTATTTAATGAAGATGAATTAGATAGACGCTTTATAAAAAGAGCGATTATTAATAAAAAGAACAATCGCAGTATTGTTATTAATAAGGATACGCTTATGGATTTTATTTATATGGAAGATTTATTAAAACTTATAGATTATTATATTATTAATAACGATATGCCTAAAAGTATTGATTGTACGTATAAAGAAACATATAAATTAACTGAAATTGCAGATTTTATCAATAGTCTCGGCAACAAAGTAGATGTAATTTTAAAGCAGCCTGGTTTAGATACATATTGCGGTAAATATAATACATTTTTAGAAAAAATTAATTACATAGGTCTAAAAGCAGGTATAGTTGACACCTATAATACTGTTGCAATTTAGTTTCTTTATGTTATAATATATAAAATGGCAGATGTTAATGGTATATTACAGAGTGTAAGAGAATATATTACTGATAATAATCACCGGACATGGGTTCCTGGTGAAGATTGGGTTCAATATTCCGGTCCATATTATGATGAAAATGAGTATGTAGTAGCTATAGAAAGCTTATTATCCCAGTGGTTTATTATGGGAAAAGCTGGTAGGTTGTTTGAAGATGTATTCCCTGAGTACTTAGGAAAGACCCATGGGGTCATGACGAACTCTGGTAGTTCGGCTAATTTATTAATGTATTCTGTTTTAAAATGTACAAATACGTTACCTGAAAAGTATATACTACCTGTTGGTGCTAAATTTATTACTCCAATTGTTTGTTTTCCTACTACAATTAACCCCATGATACAAAACGGCTATGAACCAGTGTTCGTAGACGTAGAGCTACCAAGTTTAAATTTAAATTTAGATCATGTTGAGCAACTATTAGAAAAAGATTATAATAAAGAAATAAAAGGGATTGTTTTCGCGCACGTATTAGGTAACCCGCCTGATATGGACAGGGTAATGCAAATTGTTAAAAAATACGACCTTGTGTTTTTAGAGGATTCGTGTGATGCACTTGGTTCTACCTATCGTGATAAAAAACTTGGCTCTTTTGGTGATATTTCGACATGTTCATTTTTCCCTGCTCATCACATGACTACTGGTGAAGGTGGTTTTGTGGCCACTGATCAACCAATTGTACGTAGAGCTTTAGCAAGTATGAGAGATTGGGGTCGAGCTTGTTATTGTAATGATAAGAAACCAGGGGATGTAACTTCTGGTTCCGCTTGTGGTAATAGATTTAAACAATGGTTTAAACCATGTTCTGATTCTGTATATGATCATAGATATATTTTTAATGAAATAGGATATAATTTAAAACCATTAGAATTGCAGGCAGCTATTGGCTTAGAGCAAGTTAAAAAACTACCTGCTATGGAACAGGCTCGTAGAGATAATTATAATAGACTGACAGATATTTTTAAACCATATGAAAAATATTTGCACTTACCTGTACCTACACCTAATTCTGATCCATGTTGGTTTGGTTATTTGTTAACTGTAAAAGATAATGATTTTTTTACTAAAAATGATTTGACTAATATGTTTGAAGAGCGTAAAATACAAACAAGATCTTATTTTACTGGTAACGCGTTATATCACCCGGCATATAAGTCTTTACGAGATAAATTTGATTATAATAATTTTCCGGTCGCTAATATTATAACTCGTGATTCTCTTTTCCTAGGAACGTATATTGGTATTACAGAAGAAAAATGTAATTATATTAAAACCGTAGTAGATAAATTTTTTACTGACGTCTTAAAATGAAAATCGTATATATTACAGGGTGTTTAGGTTTTATTGGTTCATACTTTACAAGAAAGGTATTAAAGGAAGGTTGGTATGTATATGGTATAGATAAGTGCACATATTCAAGCAATAAAAAATATATTCAAGAGTTTTCTAAATATAATAATTTTGTCTTTTATAATATAGATATTAATGAGCTTAATTATCTTAATGATTGTGATTTTGTAATAAATTTCGCAGCTGAATCTCATGTAGATAATAGTATTAATAACTCAGAAGAGTTTGTTCAGTCTAATATTTTAGGAGTTAAAAATTTATTAGATTTAGTGAGAAATAAACACATTAATTGTGTTGATCGGCCAACTTTTGTACAAATTAGTACAGATGAAGTTTATGGAGATATTAATACTGGCTTTCATACAGAAGAAGATCTATTAAAGCCTAGTAATCCGTATTCTGCTGCAAAGGCCGCGGCCGATATGCTTGTTGTTGCTTGGTCTCGTACATATAATTTAAATTATATTATTTTAAGACCAACTAATAATTATGGTATAGGTCAATATTCTGAGAAATTAATACCATTATCAATAAAGAATATTTATAGAAACAAAAAAATAAAGCTTCATAATAATGGTACACCTGTACGCACTTGGCTGCATGTAAAGGATACGGCTAATGCAGTATATACCGCTATGAACATTGGCGCTAATAATGAAATATATAATATTTCTGGTAATCATGAATGTGAAAATATAGAAGTTATTAAAAAGCTTTGTTCATATATGGAGAATGTTACTATTGAAGGTTGTGTAGATTTTAATTATGCTCGCGCCGGGCAAGATGTGCGGTATGCTATTGATGATTCTAAACTTATGTCCTTCGGCTGGAAACCAGTCGCAGACTTTGACATAGAGTTAAAAAATATTGTCGAAGCTACAAGCCAAGACTCTTTTTTTTATGAGTAAAGTAGCATTAATTACAGGAATAAATGGTCAAGATGGTTCATACTTAGCTGAGCTTTTATTAGAAAAGGAATATGAAGTATGGGGAATGTTGAGAAGAAACTCTAGCCCGGAAGGACAAACGACTCGAATAGATCATATTTTTGATAGACTTAATCTCGTATATGGAGATTTAACAGATCTATCTTCTTTAATTAGCATTGTAAATAAGTGTCAGCCTGATGAAGTTTATAATATAGGGGCACAGTCCCATGTACGTATTAGTTTTGATATACCAATATTCACAGCTGATGTTACCGCAATGGGGACGTTAAACGTATTAGAGGCTATACGTCAAGTTAACCCTAATATTAAAATGTATCAAGCATCATCAAGTGAGATGTTTGGTAATAGTATAGATGACGACCGGT